ACCCGCGGTAGCCGCGGCAGCTCCCGAGGCGATGGCGGCTCCCCACTTTGCCGCCGTCCCCAGGCCGCCGAGAAGGGTTTTCCCGACGCCTTGCGCCTTGCTGTCCGTTTTGCTGAGGCTTTCGTTCGCCGCATTGTTGTCGACAAGGATAGAGCCGACGAGTTTGAATATTTCAAGCGCCATCGTCCGCGCCTCCCTTCTGGAATTTCTTCTCGACCTCGTCAAGTTCGGCCAGGATCACGCTTGTAGGTCTTGTGTCGATGTTCCTCCCGAGCCGCCGCGCCTTATAGTCGGCAAAGCTCTCATAGGTCCCGCTCCAAGCCATCAGCGGTAGTTGAGCGGACCACTCCTGATGCATCCGCTTATCCTGTTCCCGCTCCATGGCTTTATTAATAAGCGCGAGGCCATCCTCCAAGGGAAGAGAAAAAGTATAATCGACGTTGTGGTATCGGTGCAGCAGCAAGTCGATGAGTTCTATTTCATCAACTTGGCTGCAGATTTGAAAAAACCGCTGAGATTATTCTCATCGGCCAGTTGCTTGCACCCGGCAAAGAAAACATCCAAGTCCATATCAGCCAGATCCTCCGGCTTGGTCTCAAAAGGTCCGGCCAAGAACTCATAGAGATGTTGCTCGCCGGCTTTTTCGGTCGCCAGGTCAAAAATATTCCAGATGAGTTGAAAGCCATTGTCCCATGCATCCGCAGCGGAGCTTGAATCCGCGGCAATGGCCTTGATCTCGTCTTTGATCCCGATATTTTTAAGGCACCGACAAAATGCCGGAATGTCGCTTGTTTTCAATTTTCTCATGTTCAACTTCTCCTATAAGGAATCGGGCAGCGGTTTCCCGCTGCCCATCGTTTTAAGTTGTGGCTACAGTCTTCATTCCGGCGTATAGGCTGTCGAGCTTGGTCAGCCACTGCAGCGCGGTAAGTTTGAGCTTCGGGCGGCCTTCTTCCAGAGCAGTGCGCCCCTCGACTGCGCCGGGGTCTCCGTCGGCATTGATGTCACGGAAGGTGCGTTCGACTGTGAAGCTGCCGCCGCCGCGGGTTAGGCCGACGCAGGTAGCATCCACCTCGGTCGTACCAACATAGAATTTTCCGACGCCGAGCAGAATCTCGCCGTTTCCGGCAGAGATACCCTCCGCAAGCTCGATGGACCACGGTTCTGTACGGTCGCCGGTCGCCAAGGCGGTATCGCCGTATACTCCTTCGAACTCGATCTCTAAGGTTGTATCGTTTTTCTCGGCAAACTTCCAGTCCGGATTGGACTTGCAGATTGCCTTGGGCATAACGATAGTGACAGCCCCGCCGCCTTTGGTTACGCCGACCCACTTGACATACTTGTAATCGGTATCTGCTACAACGCCGGAGCCTGTGTATTTTACTGTGCTCATTTGCGAGCCTCCTCTTATGATGTATACATCTGCACATCAAAGTGCAGTTGGATGTGTTGGATGGTCTTGTCATCGTCAGCGACAAAATACCGGGATGCCCGCCAGAAGGTTGGGAGGATGGACAGTTGCGGGAGGTTGACCTCATTGAACAGTGCCTCGACATCGTCCGCCAGCGCCTCAGCGCCTGCAGGACTGTCGTCATGGTCCCAGATATCGATGCATAGGTCGAAATCGTCCAGCGCTTGATCCTCGAAGTACGCCCGAGTGAATTCAAACGTCTTGTACGGATATACCGTAGTGGATGAGGCCTTGCGGTAATACGTCCCGCCATTCGCGGTATTCAGCCGCGCTGTTATCAGTTTTTTAAGGTCTGCAGTCTTGCTCATCAGCCATCATCTCCGCCGCCCTGGTAGTCGTCCTCGCTCTCAATGAGCGCGAGGGCGGACGCTTCACTTTCCAAGGCGCTCAGGTATTTTGATTCGATTTCCACGATCTGCTGGATGTTGTCATACGTTGTATTCCGCAGGATGCCGAGCTTGGGCATTTTGCTGGTCCCCAGCTCCTGGCCAACGCCATACCACGTGTTGTGCTTGATGCCGACCTGAAGGTCTGTTTCGGCTTTCCTCACCCAGAACTGGAAGGCTGAAGACTTGCCACGGACACGTTTGCTTCTCTTGAGGCCGTGAAGAGACATGGCCGAACTGTTGCAGGCCCGGCTGACATAGCGGCCGACATCACGCAGCGCAGCGCGGGTAAGTTCCCGGATGGTGTACTGCGCCCGGTCAACGCTGCTTGTGTATGTAATGCCGTTTTTGCTGAACTTGACAACGCTCCGAGGAATGCTCATGTAGCATTGACCTCCGTATAGCAGGTAAGTTCAAGTCGTTGGCCATTGTGGAATGTCCTGAGAATGTGGTATCGATGGCCCTTGTATTCCACGATGGACTCCCCGTTATAATCCAGATAGTCGGCGAGTACAAACGCTATTTCCGGCTGTAGCCCGGTGGTATGTGCCTGGTAGAACTCTTTCATACCGATACTTCGGACACCACAGAACACATTACGGACTGTCTCGGTGATAACAGGATCGCCGCAGTCGTTCACGCCTTGGGACTGAGTAATGAGGGTCAGAATATCATACATCCGGCTCGCCCCCGTACCCTGTGGCCATCATGAGCGTACCTTTCATGGCTTCGTAAGCGTCACGGTATGCTTTGCTGTCACCTGTGTCATCGGTATATGCGGCTCTGCACCAAAGCTTAATCGCGCAGAGAATGGTCGTATCTGTCTCACTCGGTTCTTGGATCCCGCAGATCTTCAGGTCGCCTAGGCAAGCGTCTATCTGGTCCCGGATGTCGTCGTCCAGCGAATTATGGCTGATGCGTAAATCCGTCTTTACTTTTGTGAGTGTGGCATCAGCGGCCACGGCGATCAGCTCCTTTAATTAAGGAGGCCGGAATTCCGGCCTCCTTACGTTTGTCTATCAGGCTACTTTGGGGATGGTCAGCGCCACAAACCCGTGCTGGACGACCACGTCGCTGCCGAGCTCGACGTCGCCGAGGATGGAAAGCATGAGCTGGTCGAACTTGAAGTCGGCCGAGACGTTAATCTCGTAATCGGAGAACAGGTCGATTCTCAGGCACTGGGGATCACCATAGAACATGGTGGACGTTGCAGCATCGGCACCCTGTGCGGTACCGGCGCATGCAGTCAGGTTGCTGTTGATGCAGTAACGGACGCTCAGGCCGCCATCACGGATGATACCGGTGTTGGGATTGCTTGTGTCCGGCGTGATCTCGTAAACCGCTTTCTTCTCGTTCGTACCACGTACATCGCCGAACGCGACCAGGTCGGTCTTGTTCAGAAACAGGATGCCGGTGCCAAGGATGGACTCATCACCGCCATAGTTCATGGTCAGCTTGCGTAGGGTCTTGTCATCGATGACGCCCTTGCCTCCATTGACGGATGCATCGGTGGAGGTATTAAGCGTGGACGCCTTTAGCGCATTCGTAGCGACGATGGCCGCCTTTTTGCGGAGTGCGAGTAGCGCCTGCTGCTGGACCTTAGCCTGGTACAACAGCGGGGTCTGCCGCTGAGCCTGCTTGGAGATATAAGAAACGACGGCTACAGAATCCGGGGTGATGGTCACAAACGCAAAGGTCGGATCACCCGAAGTAGCAGCAACACCTTCGACCTGTTCAGCCGCCGCGCCCTCATCCGCGGCGATATAAGCGACCTTGTCGCTACCCATGCCGACGCAGTTGACCACCTGGCACAGGTCGATGATGCTGGACACCTTAGCGCCGGGGATGTCATTGATACCCTCGACCTTGGTGGGTGTCAGCAGTGTACCGCCGGAAATCAGCGTAGAGCGAGTCTGCTCCGCGGGCACGACCATATGGCGCGTGTTGACAAACTCTTTCGCTCTGGCCTCAGCTCCTTCGTCAGCGGGCGAGGTTTCACCCTTTACGGGGGCAGTCGGTACGATGCCACGGGCAATGGCGTCGCGCAGGTCCTGCCGGCGCTTTGCCTCATCTTGAATCTTTGTCAGTTCCTCGCTGAGAGTCCGCTGCTCATCCTCTAGAGCCTTGAGTGCGTCACCTTCGGCGGTCTTGGCTTCCTCCGCAATGGCGGAGAGACGAGACTGAATTTCTTCAACAGTTTTCATTGTTGTGAATTCTCCTTATCATTTCAGAAATTTGTATTTGCAGGCGGCGCCTGCGGTCTTCAAGCTCCCGGTCACTCCGCCGTGCTGTGTCGATCACTCCGTCGGCCCAGCTTCGAGCATTGATTTCAGTATTTTCGTTCGCAGGAATGCTTACGGCGCTGACGTCGTAAATCCGCTTTACAGTGTGGTGAATAATGGTCCGGGTGCTGGGGTCGTACTCATAATCGCCCAGCAAGAACCGCCAGGACATCTTTTGCACCATGCCGGTCGTGATGTCCCCATATATTTGCCGTGCAGCGTCAGTTTGGCCTAGATCCGCAGCCATAAATAGGCCAAGGGGGTCCGGCTCGACAATGAGAGTTTTGTTGCTCATTCTGGCCAGGACTCTGCCAGCATGGTCATACTGCATGATGACATCGCCTATGTCGCAGTTAGCGAAGGCTTCCGGCTCGAACCGCTCATAGACCGGGCCGTCCTGATCCTCATAGAGCACGTAAGGGGCATACTTTGCGGCATAACCCTCGACGTAGTCCTCACAGTTGATGCGCTTTCCGTCAGTCGCCGGGGTCAAGAGATCCATAGCCCGGATCTGAGCGTTCCCTTTGAATTTGATATTGTTGTTGGGCGTCACGTCGATGTGCTCCCTTCTGCATTTTCATCGGTCCCGGAATTATCGTCCGGGTTCTGCGATTCCACTGGACCAGGCTCTGTGGCAGGTTGGACAGTGTCCGTATTGTCCGTAGGGGTGGTAGATGCGTCTGACAATTGCGATATTTCGGTGTACTCCTTGCGGATATAGTGCTTGTCTCCATCAGGGACGTGTGGAAGGTTCCAGATGTCCATGATGTCATTCCGGCTGAAGATACCGCGGTCAAACATCTGCGAAGACACCTGCAGTTTGTCCTTGTTGGTCATGTACTGGAGGCGATTTGCGCTCCAGACGATCTCATTTCCGCGGGCCATTTCCGGTGTCGAGAAGGTCATACCGGTCATAGCCTGCGAGAGCTGGATTGCAAACGGCTCTAACTTACCCTCATAGTAAGCATCCCAGGCATCGCCGTTGACCTTGTTTTGGAGCACGTCCATACTGCAGCCGAAATAATCAAACACACGGGTCTGGATTGCATCCATCTGCTCCGGATCAACAATCTCTGCGATGGCCTTGATCTGCTGGATGTTGGTGTATGTATTCGGGAAAAGCAGCAGTCCGCCCGATCCGTCGCCGGAAAAGTTTTTCTCCGTGAACCGTTTACGTTCTTTGGCCAGGTCATCTGCCTTAGAAAAGTTTGCAGTCTGTGCCATGAAGCGGAACGACGCGCTGTTTTTAATGCCCTCCTCGATACCTTGGTTCTGGGTCTGGATGAGCTGCAGTGTCGGCCACAGAACGCTGTTATCGTCGCCGCGCAGGTCATGGTGATACAAAAACTTGTTGAGGACGCCAACGACGGATAACTCCACAGCCGCTTTTTTCCCGTTCTGGAACGTATAGCGGAGATACGGAACGCCGCCGGATTCGACGACCTCCGTCTGCAACGGAAGGACGGGATAATACCCCACACACCGACCGAAGGAGTCAAGGACAGGAACTATATAGCAGGTATTACAGACCTCCAAAATAGTGGCTGTCTTGTAGAGAAACTGCGAGGACAGCATGAACCCGTTGGGCTTTGTCTCCAGGATGTGCTGAAGGCCCCGAAGATCGGCGCCACTTACATGCGGCTGCAGCTTGCTCGCGTGGTTGGCAAACGTATGGATGCATGCCCTGGTCAGCTCCATCTCATAAACGCCGCCCTCATATGTACTCCAGATGGGCGTATACCCATCCAGCATCTCAAAATAGCCATTAATCTGTTTCAGCGCTTTTGGACGCTTGAAAATGCTCTCAAAGAGGCCCACGTGATCTCCTCCCTATCCATCGTCATCATCATTTTTAAGCTGCTCACCGATCTGTTCGTGCCATTTCTGCCGGACAGTCAGAGCATCTATTACGGCCACAAAGCCGTCTATGTGTGCCCGTTCATCGATTTTCACAGGGCGCATCTTGCGGTTCTCAGTGTTGCGTTTCATGGCCACATTGAGAAAATGGGCCTTGAGCAGGTTATTGTCCTCAATCCGCAGCGTTTTGTCCCGGATGAGACCGTCCGCCTCGTTGAGAACCGGCGTCAGGTTCTCGCCTTGGTAGACGTCGTCCATATGAAAGCCAAACTGCGCCATGTCCTGCACCAGGTATTGGGCGCTGTAGCGGTCATACCCGACCTGCAGCGGCAGGATCTCATACTCCTCAACCAAGCGAGTAAACCAGGAGAAGCAGTCGTGGTAATCGACAAAGTTGTCACCGCTCAGGGTGATGAGACCTTGGCTAACGTAGATCTGATATGGGACGCCCTCCCGCTCCTGCAATTCCGCCACCTTGTTCCGAGGCATAAAAAACTGACAGAATGTATGGAGGATTCCCTCTCGCTCGATAACAACGCAGCAAGCCGTTAGGTCGGTTGTCTGACTCAGGTCGATGCCGCCGACGCAGTAACTGCCCCGGAAATCCTCAAAGGCATGGCAAGTGTCACAGATGGCATTTACGACGTCATACGGGAGCCACGCGGCGACACTGTTCTGCTTGATATTGCAGTATTTGGTTTTGAACTCAGCCAGCTTAGATGGGCTACCCTCGGCGATGGCAATCTCCTCGCGGAAAAAGTCCGGCGAGACGCTGACGCCCATATTTGGATTGGACTTTTTCAGTTCGCCGAGGTCGTTCCATTTTTCCTCGTCGTCGATGATATAAAGGATGGGCAGCAGCCGAGTTTCTTTGCTGCTCCCCATCAAGAAAGAAGTCGATCTCTTCATCAGCTCGTCGTAGATACTGTCGTTGATGTATCCTGCAGTTGTGATACTCAGAACGAGCGGCTGCTGGCGGGCACCGAGGGCTGATTTGATAACCTCATATTGTTTGAGGCCCTGCTCCCCTGCCCAGCTTGCGATCTCATCGCACACCGCCAGGTGTGGGTTCAGGCCATCGCTTTTTTTTGCGTTGAATGCGATAGGCTTTACACTTGTGTTCAGCGATCGGATATAAATATCAGACTGCCGCTTCTTGGCATACTTAGCCAGTGCCGGTTCCGCCAGTACTGTCTGGTAGAAATCGTCGTATACGATCTTCGCTTGGTCCAGCTTCGGCGCCAGGCAATATATCTTTGCGCCGAATTCGCCATCCAGAAAAGCCATATATGCAAGGATGGCTGAGGCAAAAAGCGTTTTGCCGTTTTTCCGTCCGACAACCAGAAAAACTTCTCGGAAAATACGGATGCCTTTACGATCGACGATACCGAAAATCAAGGACAGGGTCGCTTTTTGCCAGAGTTCCAGTGTGAGATTATCGCTGCGGCCCTCGCTGTGGTGGCAGAACTGCTCCACAAAATCGATTGCGTCCGAGGCTCTATCTCTGTCAAAATAGAACTTTCTGGATTTAAGGCCCTTCGTTATGTAGTCGTAAAGAAACTCTATCCATTTTCCGACGATAACCTTTCCGCCCCGGATCGCCCGGCGATATTGGACGATGTAATTCGGAGCGGGTGTTGTCATTTTTTCCGCC